AGGAAGCTCTGGCTTTTCACCAATACGCTGACCGAAAGCCTGATGGAAATCTTTTACGTCTGTATAAAAACTCATTGCTTAACTCCCATAAGACAAATTGCATCACCACGAGCCATAGGAATAAATGAACCACCAGCAGCAGTGCACTTATCCATTGATGCATAATACTTGGCGTTAGTATCCTGAACACCAAAATATATTGCAGTAACAATCCCTAAAATTGTAACTGTCGCGCAAGTCCATCCAATGAACCAGTCCCATTCAAATCTACCCATTTATCCACTCCGGAGGTTGTCTGTTTGTCCACTTATGCATACTAGCTTTACCTATCTTATAATAATTTCGGTAATTAGTCAAGGGGTCATCTGAAATAATATATTCGTCAGCCATGCATGATGGCATCGGTGTCCAATCCCAATCCTTAAGATTTTTAGGAGGAGACTGAAGCATGTAAGAAAGCTCGCCGTAACACTTATGAGTTTTCTCGTAACGATAAGTGTATTCGCGCATCAAAGAAAAGAAATGATCAACTAGCCAGTTGTAATTCTCGATTGAATTACGACACCAAACAGCTGAAGGATGATTGACATGTGTAGCTGAATACATGACACTGTCGCGAGAATCTGGGAGGATATACGCTTTAGTTTTGCGTGTTTTCCCAGTTTCAATATTTACCTTGATAGCATCAACAAGTTCGCCATCAAGAACGCGATGAGCTGTCGAGAGTAACTGTGCACTCTCGAGGATCATTTTTACAACATGCTTATCCACCATCCATTCGGCGGCTTGCATAGGATCTTTATCGATGTAAAAGATATTCATATGAGCTTAAATCCGGAACAACGTTGATTGAAGATCTGGCACCTTTGCGCCACTTTTCCAAAGCACGATCTCGGTGAACGCGATTAGCTTTGTTATAAAATATAACACCATCGAGATGGTTTAGCTCATGTTGAAAAATGCGAGCTGTCATACCTGTAAACTGCTTAGTAATCGTTTCACCATTAGGAGTCGTGAAACGAACCCTAACGTGCTGAGGTCTTTTTATCTTAACATATAAACCTGGAAAAGTCAAGCACCCTTCTTCGAGGGAAACTTCCATTTCTGAAGGTTGAACTACTTTTGGATTGAAGCATACGAAGTTCTCAGGAGACCCCCGCATAGCGAATATACGATAAGGAACTCCCACTTGATTGGCAGCAAGCCCAATACCGTTCCTATCATACATGAACTTAATAAGGTCCTGCGAAAACTGAATAGGATCGAAAGGAGGGTTATTAAAGTTAAAACTTTCGCATACGCTAGTAAGAATAGGGTCATTTGGTTTCACCAGTTCCATTTTTTATTTTTTCCTTTAAGCTAAATGTTCCATTTTCATTATCAATCCAAGATAAGTCAGTTCCTTCTGACCATCCCATTTGTGAAAGAAGATCTGGAGGAAACGGCATAAGAAGTTCTCCAGTTTCAGGATCTTGTTCTATTTGAACAGACCATGTTTGATTATTTGCTACCAATGTCTGATTACTCCTGCTATAATGAAGAAATTTGTGATAATATAACAAAGAATTATAACAGTTCTTATCATTGCAATCTTATCTGCTTCTTTGTCAGTTTTTCCAAACTTCTCACCAAGAGCCTTAGCCCAAAGTCTCCACATCACACCAACCTACTGAAATTCTTGTGTTTCTCGAACTTCAAAGTTTTCTCGAACTTCTCGTAAAGCTGATCACCCTTATGACTTATTATAAACGTATTTGTGTCAGAAGTCAAGCTTTTTATTATCTTGAGAAATTCTTCTGTCCCGTTTGAATCAAGAGAACTATCAAACACTTCGTCCATAATCAAAAGATTCGTATTAATAGAATTACGCAACTTAGCCACAGCACGCCATGTAAACAATATAGCAAGATTGATGCGCATCTTTTCCCCTTCAGAGAAAGAAGGATAGCTGAATACATCTCTGAATCTAGATTTAATCGTTTCATTAAATTCCTGATCTAATTCAAATTGACACATAAATTCCATAGCTGATAGATACTTATTAATCAATTTATTGATGACAGGAATATATTGTTTGATGATCTTTGATTTAATACCACCATCTTTTAGAAGAAGACCTGCAGCGGAGAGAATGTTTCTCTCGTCAAGATATTCATTATATTTTGTTTCAAGATCTTTAAGATTTTTCTCATACTCTCCAATTTTGGATTCATCTTCTGACTTAACAGTTTTTTTGATATTTTTTATTTCATCTTCAAGCGAATCACAATATTCAATCAAGGACGAAACTTTCGTTTTAACACGATGAATTTCCATACGTTGATTGTTTATTTCTGTTTGAGTTTCCATTATCTCACTCAAACGATTATTGGTTTCTTCGTACTGTTTGATGAGTTGATCAAGACCATTATCAATAGATTCAATCTCATTGGTTTTAATTAAAACTGTTTTTTCTCTAAACTCTGAACTGATAGACTGAGTGCAGGTTGGGCAGTTTTCATGTTTCTTAAAGAAAGAAATATCATTTTCGATAAACGCACGTTTAGCTTCAATCTGATGTTTCAATTTCGAAAGCTGTGCATTTTTCTTTGAAATAGATTCTTCGTCTTCAATAGACTCTACTAACTGTTTACGTTTATTTTCATACACCCAATATTGTTCATTGAGTTCATTAATTTGTTTATTAGTTTCAGTAATACGATCTTGTTTATCTTTCACAAGTTGTTCGTTATTATTTTGAAGTTCTAAAAGATGTTCTTTGGCCATAGCAATTTTACTATCAACAATTTTCTTTTCGCTGATAGTAGTATTAACTCTATCTGTGTTGATTAACACCTTGTCTTTTAGAAGAGAATTCATCGTAGTAAAAATTTGCAGATCAAGAAGATCTTCAATAATTTCTCTACGTTGACCTGGACTCAACTGCATAAACGGTTGATATGTGGCCGATCCAAGAACAACAACTTGACAGAAAGATTTGTGATTAACTTTAAGAATATTTCGTTCAAGAAATTCTTGATAGTCTTTCATTTCTGCAGACTGATTTGTAAGAGCGCCGTTTATATAAACTTCAAAAATGTTAGGCTTGATGCCACGGACAATCTTATAATCTTTACTACCAATATTAAATTCAACCTCAACTACCAAATTCTTTTGAGTTATAGAATTAAGCAATTGCGGTTTATTAATTTTACGAAATGGTTTACCAAACAAAGCAAACATCAATGCATCTAAGATGGTTGACTTACCTGCTCCGTTCTCACCAACAATCAATGTATTGTTGTTTTTATCCAATTCAATTTCTGTAAAAAGATTACCTGTTGAGAGTAAATTTTTCCATCTGAGTTTTCTAAAAATAATCAAGATATGACATCCACAGTTTTTATTTCAGAATTTGTTTCAATCCAAACAGTATATTTTTTGTTAGATGGTCTATGTATAATACGAGAAGGACCATTTATTTCTACACCCATAACATGTTGCATAACACCATTATTGTTTATGTGTAAAATTTTATGAAACTTTTCATATTCTTTAGATTTATTGAAGCCTGTATTATTAACTATAGATTTTGAATCTACATGTATTTTAATTTTTCCAGGCATATACACTTCATTGTCGCCAATGACTCTAACTGGAGATTCTGTTTCTAACCAAACAATTCTCCAGTCGCCTACTTTTTCATCAACTTCATAAACACTTTTACATGGACCATCAATATAGACATGTTTAGCTTCTCCAGTCATGCCAGTTTCTGTATCAGTGAACAAAATTATCTTATCATTTGTTCTATATGAATCTGCCTTTAGAGAAACTTTTATCATTCAACCGCCAATGCCTCGTTATATAACTCTACAATTTTATTTTCTAATTTTTCTTTACTGACAGTTTTTGTATCAACACCATCAATATACTTCTTAAAAATATCAAGAGTTGATTCTGCTTCATTGACGATATCAGCATCGTCTTCTAAAGCTAAATTCAAATGATCTTCAACAATTTGAATATCAATAGGCGATTCGCTCTCGAGATTTTCAATGAATTTATCAAACCAAATTGGTTTTGTTTTATTAGTGACAATAACCTTCAACATTGAGTTTTTATATTGCGAGTAATCAACATCCATGTTTAGGAATGCTGCATCAGTATCATTGTACCAAACTTTTCGAAACATCCTGTATGGATTTTCTACAAAAGTTAGCGCTCTCGTCTCCGTATCGAATATGTGAAACCCTCTTGGGTCGGAGTAATCAGACCAAGTGAACTCAGCATGGCTACCAAGATAATGAATATTACCACGAGAGCTGCGATGGTGATAATGGCCAGACATAACAAGGTCGAAACGATCAAATAAACTGGGATCATCGCCATGTGAGACAATAGACCCACGAAACATTTCGAAGCCTTGGAGCTCCAAGTGTCCCATGACGATTTGGGCGGGAGTGTTTTTGATTGCATGTATGCTTGCCTCTCTATTCTCATCACAAATCCAAGGTAACATTAACAC